CACAAGCAACGCAGGTTCTTCTACAGGCGATGGTGATCCGTTCTTGGAGGGTTTACTCGGCAAGTAAAGGAGAACACTCATGGCTATCAATTTAGCTACCAAGTACGAAGGCAAACTTCTGCAGGCTTACACAAGAGAATCCGTTATCACAGGTAAGTACAACACTGACTACGATTGGAACGGTGTAAGCTCCATCCACATCCTCACAGCTGTCACTCAGCCGCTGAACGACTATAACAGATCGGCATCGGGCAACCGTTTCGGTACACCTGCCGAATTACAGGACACCAAGCAGGAACTCGTGCTGTCTCGTGACAAGTCCTTCGCTATCGTTGTTGACCGTGGCAATTACACAGACCAGATGATGGCTAAGAAGACGGGTGAAGTCACAAAGGCTCAGATCGGTGAACAGGTTGTTCCGTACTTCGATAAAGTCGCTCTGACTACATGGGCACATCACGCAGGTCAGTCCACACCGATGGCGGCTGTCACCAAAGACACTGTCCTTGATATGTTCATCGCCGCTCACTCTCATTTCTTCAATAACGCTATCCCGGTCGACCCGAGCCGTTGCTATGCGTATGTCACCACAACTACATATGCAAAACTGCTGAGAAACCCGGAATTTATTTCTGTTGAGAAACTCGGTGAGAAGGATCTGACAAAGGGCGTTGTCGGTAAGTGCATGAATTTCACGGTTATCGAAGTGCCCGACACATATTTCGATGCAACTCTGACAGAAGGCGGCACTGCTATGGCTGACGTTGCAGGCACACAGGCTCTGTTCGTAAACAAGAAGTCCGTTATCTTTGCTCAGAAGATGAAGGAACTGTTCATCCGTAACAACCCTCCGGGAATCAGTGGCGTACTGATGGAAGGCCGTTACAGAGGTGATGCTTTCGTCCTCGACACAATCAACAAAGGCGTACTTCAGATTAAGACAAGCGCTTAATTAAGGCTAGAAAGGACATTGGTTTATGACTGTAAAAGAACTCTACGAATTGGCAAAGAACATGATGTTCGAGAAGAAGTCATCCAAGGACTATGATGGATATTACATGTTATGGATCAATGTCCTTCTTTCCGAAAACTTCGATCTGAACAATCATCTCCGCCTCAAGCACGGAAGAGAGAAACTGACTGAAGTCCCGACCGTATCGTTGGACACAGATGTGTTGCCATACGAGAACGAGATGTGTTGGGAGATTCTCCCTTACGGACTTGCGGCGAAGTTCTTTATTGACGATGATCTTTCAAAATACGATATCTTTAACACCGACTACGAAAACAGGCAGTCCAAGTATATGTGGGGTGTAGAAGTAGAGGTGGAAGATGTCTACAGGAGCATTAACTGATGGTTTGGCAGAAACAGAAAACACATGAGCCTGCTCAGTATAAGATCCTTGATATTGCTGAACCGGGATACGGCGGACTGAATATACAGGATTTGGACTACACATTGCCGCTGAATCAGTCTCCGAAGATGCTCAACATGATGCTCAAGAACGGAGTTTTCGGAAAGAGATACGGCAATTCAAGAGTGCATTATTTCGGGGAAAATATTCTCGCAATGGCTGAGTATGCGGACGAAATGTACGTTCATATCGGCACGAAACTAATCAAATACGACCCCGATGCGGACGTGATGGAAACAATCCTTGAACCTGTACCCGTAAAGAAGGGAACGTTCATTAACTACAATAAGTTTCTCTATTACCTGTGCAACAATCATTTCTATCAGTATGACGGCACGACAGGCAGTGAAGTAGAACCTTATTGCCCGGATGTGTGCATCAACCGTACCCCGGATGGGTCGCACTCCGATATCATTGAAGACTATAACCGTCTCGGTGCAGGCTATAAAAATACTTTTAATGGTGACGGAACATCTACTCAGTACACCGTCATGATCCCTAAGGAAGATGATTCTGATACAAGGGGTCTCGACTCCACCCACATTAAGGTAGAGATTGACGGTGTTGATTATGAAGAAGGTGACGAGTCGGGAAAGATCGTATCCGTAAACCGCACAAGGGGTATTATCACCTTTAACGTTGCGCCATCCAACGGTCAGAACAATGTAGTTATTACGGCTTATAAGACATTTACAAAGTATGAGAACTCCATTAAAGGGTGCAAGTATTGGGCGGTATACGGCGGTCAGAATAACTCACGCCTGTTTGTTGCCGGGAATGGAACATCTACTTATTACTTCTCTGATGTGTTCAATGCGGCGTATTGGCCCGAAACAAACTACGCTGTAGTCGGCAACTCAGAAAAAGATATTACAGGCTTCGGCGCACAGTATAACAACTTGATCGTGTTCAAGCCGACTGAGATCTACGCTATCGGTTATCAGTACGGAACTGACACTACGGGTGAAGAGAAGGCGATGTTCTTTACCACTCAGATCAACGTTGATATCGGATGCGACATGCCCGAAACAATTCAGTTTGTAGATAACCGTCTGACGTGGGGACATACAGAATACGGCATTCTGACTCTTTGCTCTACTGTCATTGAGGACGAGAGAAACGTCAGAGTAGTATCCCGGAATATTAATGGTGGCTATCGTGCAAACGGACTGCTGTCAGAACCGAATCTGAAAGATGCTAAAGCGATTGCCTTTGATGGCAAATACATGGTGTTCTGCAATACTCCTGCTTCATCTGAAGTTGTTTGCTCATACGAGGATGATGATGGTAATACAGTTAACATAACTGATAAAGGCGGACATGCTTACGTGTGGGATTATACAAACGCACCATATTCATCTTCTGACAGGATCAACGTAGACACAGCCGCCAAGAATACAGCATGGTTTCTGTGGAATAACATATGGGTAACGAATGGTGCATGTATGGTATTCGGCAGGAAGTTCTACCACGCACAGAATAACAGATTGCTTATATTCGATAACTCAGTAATGGATGAGGACAGAGAGGTTATCACTTCCGTATATCAGACTCCGCTCATGGACTTTGGCGCATACCATATGCTGAAGACTGTTAAGAAAGCGTTCTTTGAGATCAGAGGCGATACCCCCGGTATTCATCACATTCGTTACATAACAGACGAAGATTCAGATGGTGAGCAAGACCCGGAAAACATTGTTGTTCCTCAGACGCATTCCCTTTGGGGGCAGTTCAGTTGGAGAACATTTGGGTGGCTTATCGTAAACTTTGCAAAGACATTCGCAAGGAAGTGTTCCGTGAAAAAGATCATGTTGTTTGCGATTCAATTATCTAATAACGAGGTGGCTAGAGACATGAGCATATCGGGCATTCGTTGCGAGTACACCTTAGTAAAGGAGATTAAATAATGGATAGATTTAATTTCACCCCGGCAAATGGATTCCTTGATGCATCGGATTATCCCGATCCCGAGAATGAGTCTGAAGCGAGGGAACAGTTATTCTCACTCCACAAACAGACTAGGGACTTTATCAATAACAATCTCGTTGCACACGGCGTAACGTCTGATGGCGTAACAAATATCAAAGCGACAGAAGCAGGATTCTCTTATTCTACCGATGGAGAGAATTTCATTCTTATCTCAGACGCAGAAGGTCAGCATGGCACTGGCGATATGAAAGCGTCAGTATATGATAAAAACGCAAACGGTATTGTAGATGATGCCGAGACGGTAAACGGGCATACAATTAACGATGATATCCCGGCAGGACTTGTCTCACAGGTTAATGCCGACCACGAACGTATTGACAATATTCTTGTACAAGGAACACCAACTGAAGGAAACGCTGAGTTGATCGACATTCGTGTTGGTGCTGATGGCGAAACATATACCACAGCAGGAAGTGCTGTACGCTCCCAATTTGAAGAGTTTAGAAATTGCGCTCTTAAAACAGTCGAAGGGAGAAATATGGTAATATCAAACGCCGTATCAGATGGGATTTTCCATCAGCAGAGATATAGTGCTGATCTGATTGTATCCGCCAATAACGAAAAAAACTTGATCACTAAAACTGTACTCTCAACAACTTCGGGCCTTGAGTTTTACAACATGGCAAAAGGATGTGTAAGAGTAACGGGTACTGCGACCACGTCTAATTTGATCAATAGATATTTAAGGGGCGGATCTTTTTCCGGGAGTGCCTCAACAAAAGAGGTATACGAAGTAAGTACGGGCGATGATTACGTTTTGTCGGTGGCGGCATTTTTCAACCGCAACGTTGGCTGTGAAACTGTGTATGCGGCATTGTATAAAGACAATGGTTCGGGCGGCGTAACAACATTGAGAAGATTGTCTATTGACGCATCGAGCACTAACACTGTAGGAGGGGCGGCATCTGCTGTAATCTCTGTAGCGGCAGGAGAAAAACTTTACATTGCAATCGGATGTGCAGGCGACGCCGGGAGAATAATAGACGCAGAAATGTATGTATTCCTTTCCCACTCATCTAACGATGCAATTAACGTTCTAAATAACCCGTCAAATTTAGCCAAGATCAAACTTTATAAAAACACCGACACGTTAGTAGCATCAAATGCATGGCAAGGGCTTGGAGTTGAGTACCTTTCGAGGCCGATCCCGGATGGACTAGGCAAAGAGTTCGATGTCTGTGAATACAATGTCGGGCATTTTGCATTAGGAGACAATACCCCCATAGGAACAGATGATGACTACAAACCGTTTGTGAACATTTTTGCAGAGGAAAAACGATCTATCTTCGGCTTTGTGGAGTGGGACGAGTATTGGAACGAGGCGCAGGGCGTAACAAGTGAGAGCATGTTCGGTTCATTAAGGCCGTATTGGTCATCTCTCAATATAGCGGATGGATATATTCTGCAAAGAATTGCGTCTCAGCATAGAATCTTGTATGAATACATACATTATTTCGATAACTATTACCCGGAAACATGGAAGAAACTCTATTTCGTTGACTGTGTATTAAATAATAGAGAAGGTGATAATGTTCATTTTATTGTCACGCATCTTTCTTGGAGAACTAGAACCGTCCGCAAAAATCAAATAGACGAGATATTAGCCTACTTGGATGACATTAATCCGAAGTATTACGTTATAATGGGAGACTTTAATAACGGTTGTGACGATGAAGACCCTCCGGAAACATGGGAAGAATTTGAGGCTATTGTTGAAGCGGATCTCGCCGAGTTTACAGATTGGGGC